TCATTCCCCGACCTCACTGATTAATTTGTCTTGCGCAAACACCATATGCATCGCCCGCTCGCTCGCGACCCGCATGCGCTCGAAGTCCGCCTCGCCATAAACATTCATGGTCGTGTGCGTGTCCGAGTGCCGCATCAGGTCCCGCATCATCTCCGGTTCTGCACCGCTAGCCTTCAGCAGATTTTTGAAGCTGTGCCGGAACGTGTGCCAGCCCAAATTGAAATTCAGGCCGATTGCCCTCCCCATCGCGCGCAGCGTGTTGAACTGAATATGCTGCGAGTTGAATGGCTTCTTCCCGTCCTGCGCTGGGCTCGCGAAAACCCAGTCATCCTGTGCGCGATACGCCGTGAAGCTGTAGAGCGCCAGGAACGCCTTCGCGACGAACTCTGGTACCGGGATGAGGGAATCGGATCGCTCCGTCTTCACAGCGCCCACACGGCCATCTACGATGGCGCGCTGAATGTGCAGCTTGCCCGCCAGGAAGTCGAAGTCCGCCCATTGGATCGCGAACAGCTCCGAGGCGCGCAGGCCCAGGCAGTAGGCCCCGCATAGCATCGCGCGTATCCGAACATCGCCCTGCTTCGATAGCAGCTCAAGGAATTGCTTTGGTGTGATCGTGCGCGGCGTCCGTGTGCGCTTGGTCGCGCCCTTGATGCTGAACAGCGACATGGGGTTCGCGGGCCACGGCGCCCATCCCCACAGCATCGCGAACTTGCAGAGCAAGCGCATCTGCGCATGGATGTGCCCACGCGTCCGGCTGCTCGCATCTAGTCCATTGATCCACTCGCGGACCTTCATTGCATCGAGCGCCGCGAGCGCCGTCTCGCCCCAGGCCGGCACGATGTGGATGCGGTGGATCTGCATGTAGCCGCGGCGCGTGGAATACCGCTCTGGCATCTCCTCCTGCTCATAGCGATATACCACATCCGCGAACTTGCGAGTGAGCGCAAGAATTGCGGCTGGCGCGCGATTCATATCGTCGCGGATGTGCTGCGCGGCCCGAGATGCTTTCGCTTCGGTTGGAAACTGCGACTTTAGGCCAACTCTGAACCGAGGCCGCGCAGGCTTTACGCCGGCAGTGTTCTTGAAGCGGATGAACCAGCACAGCCCGTCTGCCGTCTGGATCTGTTCGAGCGTTCCCTTTTGATACCGCGCCATGGCGCCTCCTCCGAACACTTTATTTACACGTCAAGTGTCGCGAGGCCGATACTACACAGACTGGAATAGTTTGTCCATAGCTGTCCGTGTAGTGCGCCATTTGCTTCCAATTTTCTTGCCCGGGATGGCACCTTCCTCGAATCTGCGCACCACCGTGCGGGTACTCAGGCGCAGTAATTGTGCAACTTCTTTAATATCTAGGAATTCGCTTTGCTTCACGTCAGCCTGTGCCATTAGTGTTCCCTCCACAAACAAATTTAGACACTTTTTAGTGTACTTGCAAGTGTAGTTTTGGTGTATTGTTGTTTTCGTACCGCAGACACCTGAGAGGGACGCATGACCGACACCTCGAACAAGAGCAGAGAAGCGATCTTCATCCCGCCACCGGGAGCGATGCAGTTTGAGCTGCGCGAATTTCCTGGCCTATGCGCGTGGGTGCGACCCGAGAGTACGCCGGTGCAGTTTAACCAGCACTGTAAATGCACCGAGGGCCACACGGTCGTTCCCGGAGGCTTACCAAAAGGCCTTGGGCCGAGCAAATCGGTTGGTGATCCCACTCACTGGAATATGGCCTTGTGCGCATGCATCGGGAGGATCATCGAATGACCCCCTGCCCGCACTGCCACCACACCTACCTCCACGCGCCCCGCTGCCCCTCCCCACATCTGCTGCCCGCTTATGCGGTGCGCCCCGCCCCGCCCGCGCGCTGCCCTGACTGCTCAAGCCTGCGACCGGGCGTGCATCGTGCGGTCTGCCCAGTGCGCGAGCTGGGTGCTGGGGTGATCGAGGTGCCGGTGCGGGGTGAGGGATTGGAGGGCGCGCGGTGAGCGGCCATCTTTTCCCTGGAAGTCGTCGCGTTGTTGTCGGATTCTCTGGCGGGGTCACGTCGGCTTGGTGCGCTGGCTGGGCGTTGCGCAACTTCCCAAAGGATGAGGTGGTCCTGCTCTGGCATGACACCAAGGAAGAGGACGGGGACACATACCGCTTCCTCATCCAGATGGCGGAGGCACTAAATCACCCCATCACGGAGCGCTCAGATGGTCGGAGTGTCACCGAATTGAGCCACGACATGGGGATGCTGCCAAACGACCGAGCGGCATTCTGCTCGCGCATATTAAAGCGCGAGCAGGGGGAGAAGTATTTCCACGAGCTCCGGCGCGAGGGCGTGACCGAAATTATCAAGGTGGTCGGGTTTAGCGCGAATGAACCTGACCGCGTGCAGAACATGACGGCGCACAGTTGGCGCGATGGATACACGCTTCGTTTTCCCATTATTGAGGAGGGCATCACAAAGCAGCAATGCGCCGAATGGTGCTCGCTCGTTATGGGGCTGCCTATCCCTGATATGTACCGGTGGAGTGATCACGCGAACTGCCCAGGGTGCGTGCGCGGCGGAAAGGATTACTGGCTTGCGGTTTTACGTGAGAAGCCAGAGGTATTTGCGCAACGAAGTGGGCTAGAGCAGGAGTTCGGACACACCTTCAGTTCGCGATACTCCCTCATCCAGATAGCCGCTGAAGGAATGAAGCGTAAGGTAAACCGCCGCGAGGCAATCGATATTGCGTCCTGCGAGTGTGGCTCATGATCGCCCACCAGCACCAACGCCGCCGCGCGTCCGCGAACCAAGACGCCCACAAGTGGCAACTCCACGACGGCGATTACATCTGCGCGAACTGCGGCAAGACTGCGGACGAGACAGCGGAACAGGATGAGCCGGGCGTGTGCTGGGCGCAGGTGGAAGGGTAATGGCTCTCCGCGGAACGTTGACCCATCGCAAGACGCGCCGGCTCGCGCAGGCGCTCAAGATTCCCGCGTGCTATGCACTGGGCGTCCTCGAGGCGCTGTGGCACGTCACGGGCGAGCAGGCGCCGAGCGGAGCAATCGGCAAGATGTCGAACGCTGACATTGCGATGGAGATGTTCTTCGATGGTGACCCTGACGAGCTGGTGAAGGCGCTGATTGAATCTGGATTGGTAGACGCGCACCCTGAGCACCGCCTGGTCGTCCATGACTGGCACAACCACAGCGACGATGCGACCAACGCGCGTCTCGCCAGGACTGGCCATCTTTATGCAAACGGAGAAATGCCTCGGCTCACGAAGTTCTCACTAAAAGAGCGCGAGGCGATCCTCAGCAGATTCGCAGATCTGAGCGCACAACGGCGCACAACGGCGCACAAAAGCGCACTACCAGAGCCTGTGCCTGTTCCAGATCCTGTTCCAGATCCTGATCCTGAGCCAGCCAAGAGAGCCGAGCCACCCCTCACCCCAGAGATGATCGCGAAGAAGATCCAGATCGAAACCGGCATCGTCACCGACCGCGGCTTCCGGGTCATCTGCGACGTCGTGAAGCGCGAGCAGGGACTCGGCATCGGCCCAGACGCGATCTGTTCCGCGATGAACGACGCATGGTCCGCGTATCAGCGTGCGAAACCGTCGCTCGAGTTCACCTGGGGCGCGGAGAAGTTCTTTGGCGAGGCGAACTGGAAGGATTCAACCGGTTGGCCGTGGAAGCAAAGCAGCACTGGAGGCAGCAATGGAACGCATCGGATCAGCAACGCGCAGCAACGAGAGAACGAGTCCAAAGCCAACATTGACGCCGCAGGAGATTGGCTCATTGAGCAGCTGCATGGCGCGGGCCAAGTCGTACTTCCCGAACCAGGTCATCACCGCGGAGACGTCGAAGGCGTGGCTTCTGGACTGGGCAGCAATCGCGGGCCGGTACGGGATGGCTCGATTCGAGACAGCGATCGGGAACATCTGCCGGCGAACGGAATGGTTCCCGCTCCCGGTGGCTATCGAAACTGAGTGTGGCGAACTGAAAGCACTCTCGACCCAGCAGCAGGGTTCAACGCTGAACCTGTTCCGGTGCCCCGCCTGCGAGTTCGATTGTGCGAGCACCGCGGTGCCGAAGTGCTCGCAGTGTGGCCAACTCATGGCATTTCGCGCTCGTGGCGTGGACCCCTGCACCGAGGAGGACAAGCGGCGCAGGCTGGCGAACGCACCGCACGATTCGCGGTACGAGTTCATGCATTTGGGCGCGGGCATGAAGGGTTTGGAGTATGAGGTGTTGGAGCGTCGGAGATTGAAGAAAGGGAAGGTGGCGTGATGGCTGGATGCACATGGGTTACTCGCAAGGAAACGAGCAAGAAGGTATCGATGACATGCGGCGCTCTACAGGACGACCGGTCGATGTATTGCCCGAAACATAAAGTCATGTTCGACGGGCAGGACGATGACAACAAGCGCCGCATGGCCAAGGTGCGGGCCGCGAAGGATCGAAAGAAGATCATGCGCGACATGCTACCGACTTCTCCGCTGCGCGCATATAACCCGGCATTCGACGAAGGCAGAAAGCGCGAAGGCTACAGCCAATGATCGGCAACTGTGCATTCAAGGGTTTTTGCAGAGTGCTACCTGAGACTGGCTCGCAATTCTGCCCGCGACATAAGGCGCTTATTGATCACTTCGGCGTGTCGCGCGCCGAGGAGATTGAATTCTCGGAAGCCAACGAAGACGACCTCCCGGATTTCGATGATTTCGACGATGACGAGGATGACGAATGAGCCCGCACCTAACCCACAAACTCGACCGCCGCCGCCACTCATGCGTCTACCTGTCGCCAATCTATGACGAGCAGCGCAACCGCAGCCTGCTCACGAGGGACGCAGTAGTCGCGCGTGCTGAGCGTATTCGCGAGCGATTATTGCGGGAATTTTCACCTAAGCGAATCATGCTGAACCGCTTGGATAACCCGTACATGACTGACCTCGCGCGGATGGTTCTGGTCAACGACATGAGGCGCAAACAGGCAACGTGCCGCGCGCCCGAGGCTTTCCAGAGAAAGGTAACCAAATGAAGCCAAGCAACCGTAGTGAATTCGTCCACGCCGCCCTCCGCCATATCCCCTGCCGCTTTTCCCTCTGCCGTCACGCCGCGAAGGCGACGCGGATACTGCATGTGCCGGGGTCGCGGATACAGGAAAGCATGAATTTGGCGCTGACGAAGGTTCGGAGGCCGGCATGACTCGAAAACAATGCTGGCGCTATAAGTGCGACTTCTGCGGAAAGGTCGGCTATTCCGGCGGCCACATGAAGCGCCATGAGAACGGTTGCACTATGAACCCAAGCCGCATATGCCGCATCCACAAGAACGCCGATGTGCGCTACGAGAACCCAGGCCCACTTCCGGTAGCGGAATTGATTGCGCATCTTCGCGCCCACGGAGGCGATTCCGACCATGGTCTAGAAGCGCTGCGCGATCTAGCTGAGGATTGCCCATGCTGCATGTTCGCCGCGATCCGCCAGATCGGATGGCATCGCGGCCATGTAGACGAGGACGGATATTCGGAGCCACGCATAAAGTTCGACTTCAAGGAGGAGCTGAAGCGGCTATGGGATGGAGCCAACGAACGGGCCGTAGAGGGGGAGTTCTATGGCTAGTTCTCCCTCACTTCTTCGCGATCTTCTCGTACTTCCGTTCCTGCGGCACTTCCCGGTAGCCGAACACCTGCGCCACTGCATCACTGATCGGTTTCGTGCCATTGAGCAGGAGGGACAGGTAGCCGGGACTGATCCCAATCTCTTTGGCGTAGGCGCGGAGGGAGTCGGCCTGATCGACCTCCTCCTGCAGGAACGCCCGAAATTGAGTCTCCGTCATGCGTAGAGTGTACCCCGATTGCGAATACGGTGCAAAATCGGGTTCGGTTGAAAATAGTTGAAAATAACGGCTAAACGGATTCCCGTGTTGTTTTCGACTTTCGTTCGCTTTTGCACTTTTTAGCTGATTTCGGATTTCCGTATTGAAAACAACACTGGAATCCGAAATCAGAAGCAGCCATTGGAGCCTTTATGAATAAGGAAAAGGAGTTGCCCCCATTGAGTGAGGAGGCAAAAAAAGACACGCGACGCTATTACATTCAGGCGTTTGCGGAACGTGAAACCCAGCTCGGCGACGCCCTGAGACAAAGCCTTATTGCCAGGCGAGCGTTTCACAATCTGAACGGATGTAACCAGTATTTCGAGCGCTGCGAAAACATTGTGTGCAATCCAGTTCCAACGCTTGCTTGTATCGACAAGTCGGGATCGGGAGCCATTCCCGGGGATCGCGTAAAAGTAGAGGAAATTGCCCAACTAAAGAGCGAGATCCAGCAGATGCGGGAATTGCTGGCGAAGTCTTCCGCTCTCCATAGAGCATCGCTCGGGGGGTATGTCATGTATAAGACAATCGAATCCTTCCTCGCGGATGGAAATCAACCCAAAGCGAACGAAAGTAAGGACTGATTTTGTGCCCTCAACAAGTTCAAATCAACACGGAAATACGAATAGCCAAAATAACTGTTGCAATGTATTCTGATTCGGAATACAGTTCTCGCACTGAGAAAGCAGCACGAACCTTGCAAGTGAGAGATGGGGATCCAGAGATGCGATGCGAAAAATGCAATGGAGATGGAGACATCCCCGCACAGGAGCATTGGACGGCAAACGAGACTTGCCCGGATTGCAATGGGTCTGGGAATAGCGACTCGCCGCGCAAATACCCCGACAACCGACCGAAGGTTTTCATCGACTAGGCCACTTCTAAATCTATATCCACCAACCGCACAGCCGGGGCGCATCCAGCAGAAGGGGAACGCAATGGACAACAAGCTTCGCGATCTCGTAGACGCCATCATGCGGCAACCCGCAGTCGAACTTCAGCGCGACCGCATCGGCATACCGTCCGAACTCGCCGACGCGATGTGCGATGTGGCTTCGGTCACGGGCAAGATGTTCGACCTGTCAGGGATTCACGATGCGAGCTTCGGCGCAGTTCTGAGCGCGGAAGAGGTCGGGACTTATGCCGAGTTCGAGGCGATGAATTGCACGATCGCGGAGACGGAAGCTGGGGAAATTAGGGAATTTATGTCCTACCAAATGGAGCACTCATGCTAATCAAGTTCACGCATCGTAATGCAACCAATCTCGCGGTCCTGATCGTGGCCGTGTTCGCAGCCATCTTCGCAGGCCTCGCCATCTCCTCCGTCGTCATCATCGGCATTCTCGCGATGGCAGCCATGAAGGTGTTCTGGGTCGCGCTCGACAGCATCCGCGAGGTCAGGGATATCCACCATCGCAACTGCACTGACCGCGAGGCTGCGGAGGATTACCTGTTGCGGCGGCGCGAGCATATCGCCGAGCACGCGCGGGAATTGGCAGGACGGTGATGAGCAATCCAAAGGTTTACGAAGTCGAGATGTTCATCGCGTGTGTGGTGCTGTACGCGGTTATCGAGGGAATCATCATGTTGGCGAGAGGGGTGAAGTGATGGCGAAGTGGGAAGCGGTTTGTTCCAGTGAAGAAGAGGGAGATGTAGTCATAGATGGCTATCATCTATTGCAGGATGGCGATTATGTCGGATTCATCCCTGGCCATATCGCAATCGAGATCACCTGCAAGTTGAACGCGTTCGATGAGATGCTGGCGGCGCTGAAGGAAATCCAGATGCTTGATGACTCTGGCCCAGCTGGACTCACCTGGGTTGAACTCGGGAAGGCTCGCAACATTGCAAGCGAGGCAATCGCCAAAGCGGAGGCCGCCAATGTCTAACCTACCCGCTGGCGTCACCGACCGTGAGATCGACCGCGCGCAGCTTGCCGACGACGAGGTTGTTCCCTGCGCCTACTGCCATGCTTCCACTGATTACGAGAGCAAGGGAATCGTAGAGGTTTGCAACACGCTGGGGACGAAGTATTTCTGCAACAATACCTGCCGCTCGAACATGGTATGGGACGAGACCTATACTACTTCGGGACGTGCGGACCTGCTGCGCACGGTCGCCGCGTTGCACTTACTGATGGAGTCGGATGTGCTCAGCAGGGCTCCTGCGATCACGATCTATGACGCGGACGAGGTAAGCGATGGGATGACTGAGTATAGCGTCTATCGCTTCTCCGAGTTCCGCAAGATGGCGCTCTCATTCCTTGACGTGCTCTCCCCTGATGGATGCGCGTGGGCAACCGAGGCGCAGGACATGGCCGGTGACTTCGGTGGCGAACTGAGTGCGAAGGCGGTCGCGAGCTTCACCAAGATGGCCAACGCAGTCGGCAAGACTGGGGAAGCGAAGGTACTCGATGTCACAGCATGAGGAAGTTCAGTTGCCGGCGTTGGATGATCGCAACATGCAGGATCTCTTGTTGGGAGACTCGCACCCTGCTTATGTTGAACGGTGCGTGCAGTTGCTAGATGCCCGCTCCCAGATCGCTGCGCTGACCGAGCAGGTGGAAACATTGACAGCCGAGAGCGTTCGCGCTCGGGAAGCTCGCCGAAACCACGCTGAGACCTTGCGCGGGATCGCAAAAATGGACCCCGCAACGGATAGCGAGCGCATGAGGCAGTGGGCGCGGGATGGCCTTTCTGGATATGTCGCCACCTATGAGATGACCCTCCGCGAGTTTGAGCAGAGATTTGAGAAGGCCGAGGCGCTGGTGAAGGCCAACGCCGCAGACGCATCATGGGCGCGAGCAAACCGCAGTAAGTTGGCCGATTGCGAAGATGCTTTGCGGAAGGCTGAGGCTGAACTCGACGCGCTGCGGGAGCGAGCCGAGGATGCGGAAGGGGCGGCGGACAGGGCACGCAAGGGCAGAGCCATTACCGAGTCCGAGAATGCCAGGATGTGGGAGTTGCTGACGAATTCCGCCTACGCAATGAAGCACCCGAGCAAGACCGGGAGGTCGGTGACTCTCCAGCTTGCTGCCCTGATCGAATCCTTCCTAGCGGGGCAATCATGAGGACCTCCGGCTATGTATGCGCTTGCGGCATGCGCAAGGGCGAAGCGAATCGGTGGCTGCTGGGCGTGCGCACACTGCACGCCTGGCAGGACAGCAACCCCAGCGTTCTCGATGCGCCTGTTGTCGCGCTACGCCCATGGGACCATGCAATGGCATTATCGCCCGGCGTTCTGCACTTTTGCAGCGATAAATGCGCGCTCGCCTGGCAGGCGCGGGAATTGGAGAGGATGGGGAGATGAGCGAGCTAAACGGGTTCTACGAAAACATGCCCTACGAGGAGTACGCGAAGATCGACGCCCTGAATGGATCCTCCATCGTGCATATGCGTCGCTCTCCGCTGAAGTATCGGCACATGAAGGACAACCCGCAGCCGGAGACGCCTGCACTCAAGCTCGGCGTGATCGCGCACAGGATGATCCTCGAGCCCGCGCTCATGGGCGAGATCGCGATCTGGGGCGCGCGTGAAGAGGAGAAAGTTCGGCGTGGCAAGACTTGGGACGCATTCCAGGACGAGCACTACGGAAAAATGATCCTGACCGCAGACGAGTATGAGGCCGCACGCGGTGTCGCCTGCGCTGCGAGACTGTCTCCACTCATTGACCGCTACGTGAGTGCGCCGGGCCCAACGGAAGTATCGATCTTCTGGCGGCATCCATACACGAATCGCCGCATGAAGGCGCGGCTCGATAAGTGGATCCTCTCCATGAACACGGTCATGGATCTGAAGTCGACCCGTGACTGCACCAGTTACCGCTTCGGAGGTCAGTCTGCATCGCTGGGCTATCACATCAAGATGGCGATCCAGTTCGAGGGGGTGAAGGTTTTGACCGGACGTGAGCCTGAAATGCGACTAGCCGCGATCGAATCAAAGGCTCCCTACGAGTGCGCAGTCTATCGCGTAACCAAAGATGTGATCCTGCAAGGCCTCGAAGAGAAAGACAATCTCGTGGCCAAGCTGGATGAATGCGAAGCGTTGAACCAGTGGCCACCGGAGCAGGATTGCGAAACAGATTTGATCCTTCCTGCGTGGTCAATGTCGAGCCCGCTCGATGAGTTAGTCGAAGTCTAACCCGAACCTGCGGTCAAACCCGCCACCCCGAAAAGGATAACGATCATGGCGCTGCCACATAGCTTCAGCGAGTTGTACCCAAACCGCTTCCTTCACGCCGACATACTCAAAGGCAAGAAGGTGTGTCTAACCGTCAAAGACATCTTCATCGAGAACATGGAGGGAGAGAAGAAAAAGAAGGAGCCTAAGGTGGTCGTATCGTTCGTTGAGCGACCGCTTGAGTTGGTCTTTGCGAAAACGAATGGCCATTGCCTTAAGCGAATGTTCGGGAGTGACCCTCACTTGTGGGTAGGTAAGCGAGTCGTCCTATTCCCAAGCACGACTACATTCGGGGCTGAGATTGTCGAGTGCATCCGCATCTGGGGCTCTCCTGATATTGAAGCCGACTTCCCCATTAGCGTCCCGCAGGGGCGCAAGAAGCCTCTGGAAATGGTCATGCACAAGATTCGTCCAGGCGAGTTCGGATTCAAGGGATCGCCCAATGTCGCCCCCGCAATCACCGACCAGATCGCAGTCGCCGACGACCGTATGCGCGAGCTGGTCGGGGTGCCGGATGCGGAAGTGGACTATCCGGACACGAGCGACGATGGGCCGCGGGATTATGGATTTGGAGGAGAGTGATATGGACGCGAACGACAGTCCTGTTTTCTACAACAACCTATATGACGATCTCGTCAAGCAGACGCCAAAAGAGGTTTGGGATCAATACCTCGAAAACGGTTACACGATGAGGGAAGCGATAAAAGAGGAGCGTAGTTATGCCTAAGCGCAAAGGTCCGGAAGCGCTCCCAAAGGAGCTGAGCGAGGGGGAGGAGGAGTTCGCTTGGCTGTGCAAACTCCACAGCCTCACCCCTGAGCGCGAGCATGTTTTCTGCCTCTATAGGAAGTGGCGCTTCGACTTCGCATGGCCAGATAAGAAGATCGCGGTCGAGATCGAGGGCGGAACCATGTTTGGCAAGAGTCGCCACTCTCGTGGCCAGGGGTTCGCATCGGACTGCCGGAAATACAACACGGCCGCACTCATGGGCTGGAGGGTGCTGCGCTTTACGACTGAGATGGTGAAGTCTGGATGCGCCATAGATAGCGTTATGGAGGTGATTTCCTGATGACCAGAAACATCTTCTTCGACCTATGCGACGACGAACCCGCGCTCCCCATCGCACCTGTGCGCACCATCGCCATCACCGATGCGATCCGGCGCGAGGATTCAGCCAAGCAGGCGGCGCGGCGAGTCAAGATCACCTGGCAGTTCAGGCCAACGCCGAAGATTCCGAAGCCGCCCACGCAGAAGAAGACGCACTGCCCGCATGGCCACCGATGGACGAAGGACAACATCTACATCGAATCCACCGGCGTCAAGCGGTGCCGCACATGCCGCCATGAGAGCCAGCGGGCGTCCATGCGCAAGCGGCGCGCGGCAGCGCAAGAGACAGCGCAGAAGAAAGCGAGGGAAGCATGAGTAATGTGAAGCTGGAGGTTGGGAAGATGGCCCCCAAACTCGATGACGCAGGCCTGCAGATCCTTGCCTGCTCTGTCGCTATGCAGATGATGATGGAGGACGCGAGGCCACCAGCGCACGAAGGTAACACGCACAATGACGTTACGGGGTACTTCAACAGGAAGAGGAGATCGCGATGAGTAAGGAAAGGACGGGGATGAACGAACCGAAGGAAGTGGAGTTGCCGGAGTTTGACTACGACGATTGCTCCAAGGAGGACGCCGAGTATGGCGAATCGTTTGCCAAGATGGTGATCGGTAAAGGATATAACGGAGACATTCAGGATGCCATAGCGGTAACTCGCTCGGTCCTGCACCGATACAAAAGAGAACTCCGTGACGCCCTAACCCAGATCGCCGCGCTGACAGCGCAGGTTGAGGAGTTGAGTGCAGATAATGCACGCCTAACTCAGGAATCAATCGATGAATTCAACTCCACGGAAGACCAGATGGGAGAGATGAAGCGGCGGTACGAAAAAGCCGAGGCCGAACTAACCGCTCTGACTGCGCAGGTGGAGGAGTACGAAGGCCATAGAAATCATTTTGGTGGCCTTCTAAAAACAGCGGAAGATAACAACTCCGTTCTCGCGGATAGGCTTGCGGAATCCCTGCACGCCACGATAACAGCCGAGGCCGAACTCGCAACGCTGCGGGAGGGGGAGACGGTCAGCTATCGGATTGATAGAACGATGGTCGGAGGAGTCGAGCAGAAGTGGGAATACCTGTCTGAATCAGGCGCTCGCGATATATACGACGAAGTGAAAGGTTGGCCAGACAACAAATCGCTTACTCTCTCTGAAGTCATCACCCGCGAGCGCATCCTGGACGCCGGGAAAGGGGAGGAATGATGACAAAGTGGCGAGCAGATTTGGTAACTGGAAGTCTGCTCATGCTGAACAATCATTTGCAGGCGTTATCCAAGGATGGGTGGGAGTTTGTATCTTTCTGCCCATTCCTAGATACGAATAAGCCAGCGTGGACAGTCATCGCCAAGAAGGAGCAGCAATGAACCAAGCATATCGGGATGAGCTGAAGCGGTTAGAAGTAGAGGCAACACCGAGGCCATGGGAGCACACTGGGCGAGATGGGAATAACTGCCTAGACACTCCAAGGGGCTGCACTATGTGCGATGAGCAGTATTACCCGTGGACTCCAGACGCAAATGACTTCGCTTTCATCGCTGCTTCGCGCAACGCTGCGCCTGATCTCTTAGCTGAAAACGAGCGGATGCGGGAGTTGCTGAAGGACGCCCTTGAGGCCTATGACGACGATGAGGATTTCACCTATGCGTCTGCCTATGAGCGAATTCGGGAATTCCTCGCGGAGCATCCATGAAGCGCACGACCCCAGCACGCAGGACAGTCGCCAAGGCGCGCAAGAAGGCGTCCGCAGATAGGGCCTCCGACCGGGATATGTTCCTGAAGGCGGTGCAGGAGTTGAGCGGGAAACCAGCAGTGGCGCAAGCCGGAAAGAAGGGGAAATGAACAGAGTCCTTACGGTGGCGATGCGCGATGGAAGCGTGTGGGCTGTACCTGTGAGCGTCATCGCCGAAGAGCGCGCACGAGCCTACGCCTCAGAATTCGAAGGGGACTTGGAGCGGTCCCTCGCGGAGGATACTCTCCCGCTGTTCCGAGATTCTGAATACGAAATCAAGGATTGGGCCGTCAACAATATGAACTGGTCCGACGTAGCGCATGCGGCTTACCTGCTGCGCCCGCCCGCTCCACTGACGAACTCCGACAAGCAGTATGCCTGGAATAGCGGAGCGAAGGGGGTCGAGGTGATTAGCCTGTCGTGACTTTGAGATTGGGGAGTGGCGCCTTTGGATGCTGTCTCAGCCGGCATGTATCCCATCGGTTCCGGATTGCTCCGGGGCCACTCCCGCACCGTCAATATCGAGCGATCAGTGTACTGCGGGGTAGCTGTACATGCAATTCCCGATCAGCAGCGGGCTCAGGTGCAGCGTCTCCGGTGTGACCAGATGCGCGAACTCCTTAAGCACATTAAGCATCATCATGCCACCCGTGCACAGGGCCTCGTATTGCAGGCAGCTGCACATGATGCGCCGCGGGTCTTCGATCCTCTGGTCATGGAACAGGATGCCAAGAATGTCCGCGTAATCGTAGGGCGTGCCGATCTTGGACTCAAGTAATCCCATCGCGAGCTCATATTGCTCATCGGTCAAATGGAGTGCGTACTGACGCTCCCAGACGATCTCACTTTGCGGTGTCCAGTCGAGCGGCATATCTTTCACGCCGAAGCCCGCATGAGCGCCGATCCACCCGTCTCCAGCGCGATTCTTTGCCTCGACATGGTCGGCATACGCCACCGTGCCTTCGGCAAACTTGATCGCGTTGGAGACGAATCCCTTCGTAGCCATGAAGCGGAGGGTGTAGATCTGCATCGGTGGCTCCTTACGCGACTGGGGTGTTGGTGGTCGCGGTCGATGCCGGGATCGCGTTCAGGCTGGCGACAGCCGCATTCACCCAGTTGGTGATCGTGGTCGTGGTCGGCGTCGACATACCATTCGCGGCTGCGTATGCGGTGAACGTGGGGGTAACGGCCGCAACCACAGCTGCCAACTTCTGCGCGCTGGTGCCCGACTGTGCGCCCGCTGCGATTGCTGCTGTCTCTGCGGACACAATCTCGGCCACGGTGGCGTTGTACAGCGCCGAGATTCCGGGGAGAGCGACTGCGACGAAGGGCTCGGCGGCCTGCGCTACCGTAACGGCGACCGAGAAGAACTTCTTGAGCTCATTGCCGACGTTGGAAAGGATGCTGGTAAACGAGAGTGCCACGGGAATCTCCAGTGCTACGGGTTGGGTTGCGGGTTGAACTGCGGGGATGGACGTTGGGGAGGAAACTTGCACCATCGCATTCACGGTCGCGAGCGAGGCGGCGTGATCGTAGCGCGGAACTGCGCGGCGAAATGGCCAATTCATTTGGGAGGGTCCGCCACACTCGGCTCCTTGATGTTGAAGAACTGGTGCGCGGCGGAGTATGCCCATGCGTACGCAGTCCCCCACGTGAGCGTGCTTCCGGGCGCGGGCATGGTCTTGATCGCCGCGGTCACCACAAGCGGAACCACGACGCTCAGGGCTTCTTTGTGCGCGGTCAGGAACGCGAGGATGTTCATGCCGCCACCTTCATGCTGTACGCCTGCGAGAACTGTTGCGCAGTCCAAGTGTTGCGCGCGATCCCGGGTCCGTTGCGGTGACACTGACCGGCACACGTCAGCCAGTCCTCTTCGCTCGCGGCGTGGTTGAATACCGGGTATCCGGTGCGCAGCTCGCCGAGCCCGAGGTTGTACGCCATGTCCAGAGTCGCGAGCTTCGCCGGTTCGGGCCATGCCGTGTAGGTTGAATAAGTGGCCGCGAGCTGGGCATCGATCGCGCCGAGCTCCACTTTGAGCATGTGCAGCATGTCCACGTCCGTCAGCATGAGCGAAGCCGCCCACTTGTAATAGGACGCCGTGAATCCGGGTTGCGACTTTTTCACGCGGGCGAACTCGGACGCGATCTCCTTCGCGGTGGCGCTCCGGCTGAAGTCAGTGATGTACCAAGGGAGCGCGAGGGCCGCATCGAGGTTGGCCAGCATGAGTCCGATGGCTGCCGTCACGTTCGCCGGCTTGGCGCTGTCGAGGTACATGAATGGGATCTTGCCCTCGAATGCGGCAGTGTTCTCGGCGGCGTCATCCAGATAGCTCATCTGCCCTCCCTATCGCAGTAACGCTTCCACTCCCCACTTGAGCGCCACCCCGACGACGGCACCGCCAGCAGAGCAGCCTACGACCCACTTCTCCAGCCGCGAAATGCGCCTGCCGTGGTCCTTTTTCCACCCCGGCTGACCATTTCCGAAAGTGTCCCGGTCGTGTAGTTCGAGCACCGCGAATCGCTTGCTCATATCCTCGCGAATGGCTGAGAGGTCATCCAGCACCCGGCGCTCAAATGCGTTCAATCCGCCGTCCATGCGCCAAGGCTCCTCATGCTCGCTCCCTTATTGCAAATGCAACATCATTAGCGATAAGTTTAATGCGCCAAATTGCGCACGTCAACGCAAAAGAAGTGTGGTCAGGAGGCGATGCGGAAGATAGGATGGCTGGCATGGTCGCGTAGGCCTGTTCAGAGGCCGCCGCGCAAAGTCATCCTGGTAAGAGGAGAACACCCATGCCGACCGAAGTCTATACCATGCAGAAAAATAGCGAACGAAAGCAGTTCGCGGGAATTCAGGCGCTCCGTGGGATTGCTGCATGCATGGTCGTTGCTACGCATGCAACATTTCTATGGAGTCAGGATTTTGGGGGCAACAATAATTCTTCCTTTTGGGAGAATGGGTCTTCTGGGGTAGACATATTCTTCGTCATAAGCGGGTTCGTCATGGCGATCTCCATCAAGAATCTAACGTGGTCAAAATTTATCGGAAGACGCCTGCTTAGAATCGCCCCGCTCTACTGGCTGATCACTTCGCTCACACTGCTCAAGTTGTTAGCAATTGCGATTCACCCATCGCTCGCAATCAACGCCACGCACCTTCACGTGCCATTGGATTACATCCTGGCATCCTTTTTATTTATCCCCTACCGAAACTCGGTCGGCCTCATACAGCCAATTGTTTCTGCGGGATGGACGCTCTCTTTTGAGATGTTCTTCTATTGCCTATTTGCTCTTGCTCTGGCGCTCAAGGTGCACGTAGTTCGCTTCCTGACCCCCACGCTTATCATCCTCGCGTTGGTTGGATTGCTCCACACGGGCAAATGGCCCTCAGTGACCGAATTAGCTAGCCCGCTGCTACTGGAGTTCCTCGCCGGGGTTCTTCTGGCATATGCGGTAGGATTCGGTTTCCGCATAAACGCTGCGGTCTCTTCATTCTTAGGAATCATTGGATTTTCGGGGGTCATGACTCTCCATATTCCCAATTTTCCCGGAGGAAGAGCGCTAGCATGGGGGGCTTCCGCCTTCCTTGTCGTGCAAGCATTCGTGATGCTCGAAGATAAGCTCGGGACCTTCATCCCTCGCTGGATTTTGCGCATCGGAGATGCCTCCTACTCGCTTTACTTGGGACACATGCTTGTAGGTTTGGCGGCCGTCCGGATCATCATTATGACTGGCATTCCATCCTCCAGCGAGGCACTCCTTGCCGCCATATTGATAGTAATTTCAGTCGCGACTTCGCTGCCATTGCACAGTTACGTCGAGAAGCCGCTTACGGCGTGGTGCTCGCGTGCGTGGAGTCGTGATGCACGGCTAGTTGATGACCGTATAGCTCAAGCACGCCGGGTTAGTCGTACGGTCTGACCTGTGACAATCTGGAATGATGCTCCTGCTGTGCACTGCCCGATCGCGAAGGGCGCGAGCGCAAATAATCCTGCCGCATTACAGGTGACCCCAAGGATCCAGGTGTGAACGCGCACAACAGCGGTGCAGGTTAGAAGCAGGTGTAGGAGAAGTAGTATGTCGTGCTTGCTACAGTTACCTGGTTCATTGCCATCGTCGCACTTCCCGCACCGCCACCTGCCCACATTGGCCAGTACCCCGTGAAGGGAGTGATCGTACACGCCATATTGTGCGGGGGTGCGACGGTAGGGGTAAGGGTGACCAGTGTCGTGTTGGACGAGGAGACACTACTTGCCGCATACTGTACCACCCCAGAGGTTGCCGTACACATGAACCCGATAGCGCAGGTAGCAGTCCCATTGGTGCCCGCGCTCGTCATCCCACCGTTTCCGATGTAGTACTGCGAGGAGGTCGTGCCGTTTACCGTAAGCGGATAGGGAGGCTCATTGCTGCTGCTCCATCCCGGTCCGATGCCGACGTTCTTGCTGAGATCATCAGCCCATAGGATATTCGTGAACGCGTTGCCGCTTGCCCCGGGCTGGTCTACATCTTGGTAGGTGTTATCAGTCTGCCGGTAGCCAATCTGGAAGTAGCAGTTGCTGGTGCTATTGAGTGGGTGCGCAAGCGCGAAGGTAGAACCCTTAGCACCAAGGAGCGTTTTGCAGATGGTCGCCCCGTTGGTCCCTGCGGGTTCCGGCGTTTGGAATACGGTTGGGGATCCTATGCCTAGCCCATTGACGTTGCCATAATCGAGGCCACCGCTGTAGATGACCTGCGAACGCGGAATAGGGGGAGACCCTGCTCCAACGGCAGTCGCGAAACAATGCGTCATATTTCCGGTCACCGTCATCGAACCGGAGTTTGCAAACGAGGCGGAACTATTCGCAAGGTACACATCGCAAGCAGCAGACCCATCTACCTCTCCGCTCAGGTTTACGGTGCCTCGGATGATGGTCGTCCCATTGCCGAGATTGAACACGCGATCGCCAGTCCCGCCCGTGTTCACCTTCGCGTTGATCGTATTCCCGAATAGGCCCGGAGGTGGTTGGCTCCCGGATGCGGCGACCGTGCAGAATCCGTACGAATTCGTGCCGGTGAGATCGAAGTGGATGTTGGGCCACGAGTTATAAAAGAAGCTCCCACCCGCTGTCGTCATGGACGGGTCATTCACGAAACTAACCGCGCAGGAATTTGACCCCACCGCAAACTCGATGCCGCCCCATTCCTGCTCTTCGGTATAGCCGGGCTCGCCATTCGTAAAGCCGTTGTACATCGTAATGCCAGTAGCCCCTAGGCTGAACGTGTTGTGCGTCATCTTGAAGAAGGTGCGGGAGTACAGGTGGAAAGTTGCCGCGGTGTCAGAAAACGTAATGAAGCAGTTGCGCATCTCGCCCGAGTTGAAGGTATTTTCTCCTTTGATAGTGACGGCATCCGTACTTGCACCCGTGAATGAGTGGCCCGTGAATGTGATCGTCGAGCCCTTGCAGTCTAGAACTGGTCGCGTGATGTAGGGTGTCGATGTGGAGTTTGGGATGACCAGCGTCGTCGCCGACACCGTATACTGCTGGGTCGGGTTCAGGTCCACCTCCACGCCGGATTGCGGGCTACCCGAGGACCCTGCTTGGGAGGTGAAAGCTGCATTGATCTTGGCAGCAATATCTCCGCCCGATTGGTCATCAGCCAAGACGATATAGTTCACGCTGGGTGCAAGGAAGGGGTTGCCGAACCCGATCGAGTGCGTCCCTGACGACCCTGCACACGTGAAGTTGAAGTTCATATTTGGGTTGGCACCTGAACCCACCGCGTTGGAGCTGCTGCAGGTGTCGTACACGGATTGAGTGCCATTCCAGTACGCTGCCGAATAGGAGAATGCCGGGCTGCCATAATTTGCGGAAGATGTCGCGGTCGCGTTAGGCAGCAGTGCGGCGTTCGAGTTTCCAGGTGCCCCTACAACCTGAAGGCTGCCAGCAGCCCCTATAACGACGGTGCTGTTGAAGGTATTTCCGTTCGAAAAGGTGTTATAGGAGCCAGACAGCTGCGCATAGTTATTCGCAGCTACGCCCCCGAGGCTGCTGGCGTTGACCGTCCCCGTAGACGTATATCCCAGCGATGAACCTGCCCCCACCACCATCGCTGCACTGGTATTCGTGCCTCCGGTGATCGCCGAAAACGGACTCGCAGGTACCGTGCAGCTCGCGCCGAGGGTGCAGGTCTGCCCGTTTACCGTTGTGCTCGGATTGGCGAGCGCAGAATTCGGGATCGCGCTGGCCGCCACGGCCAAATTCGGCGTGCTGGTCGCGTTTGTCACCGTTGGCACTAGCCACGATGGCCATGATCCCGCAGGAGCCGTGAATGTGGTCACCGATCCACCACTGAACGGAGCCCAGCATGCCGCCGTGGTTGAGCTCGTAATCAGGGCGTATCCGGTCGCGCTGGACGGCCCCACACAAATCGCCACGCCATTCAGGTAGTTCGCCGCGATCGTGCCAGCGCCCGGCGCCAGCGATCCGCCAGATGCCATCGTCAGCGTGGCCGCGCTCGCTCCATTGGTCACTGATGCCCACGAGGGCGAGCCGACCGTCATCGACGTGCAGGCGAATGCGTGCGTCGAGGTGCTGTAGGTCAGCCCATGCAGTCCGTCGCTCGCGCAGTTGTACATTTGCTCGAATGCGATGACGGTGGCCGAGGTCGCAATCGGAATCTGGTCGGCTGCGGTGGGCTGAGTGCCAAGGCCGCCATTTGCGGGGGGGAGCACGCCGCGCACCTGCGTCTGCAGGTTGATCGTCTGCGCGAACGCGGGCACGCCCAGCACGAGCGCAAGAATAAAGCTAAGCCGTCCAATTCGCCGCAAGGGAATCTCCTGTCTGTAGCGCCGTCGCAAGCGTTACCGTAGCGCCGCTGATCGTGTACCCGAGGTTGAGGGTAAGTCGCATGCCGTTCTGGAAAAGATTCAGCGAGCCGGTTGGCGGCGCCGATGGCAGCACGAAAACGCTACCTGGGATCGCGCCCGTGATCGTCCCTGCCGTCGTGGAGCAATCCACATACGAGATCGACGCACCCCCTGATCCGCCATTCGGGTACTGGTCCGCGTATACAAGGGGCGCCGCAAAGAGTGGGTGATTGTAGACGATGGTGTACGGCGCCCCCGAAGCCTGCACGTAGGGCTGCGCCTGCCCGAATCCATCCGAATAGAACGGATTCATGCCAGCATCCCCAGCCGCATCCGCATACACGGTCGCTAGCGGACTCGGGGGCAGGCTGGTTGTGGTCGCAGGCTGGGTGCAGATCCAGATCTCCGCACCCGAGAGCGGCGTCCCCTGCCCGTCCGTGACCGTCAGATTGAATGGAACTATGGCCATTTCGTCTCCGTTACAGGATTTTTGCCGCGATGGTTCCGGTCCCCGTGATGCCGCTCACGAGGAAACGGTAGAAGTTGCCCTGCGTGAGCGTGAACTGTGCCACTGGCCCAGTCGTGTATGCTCCCGACTCGACTGCAGCCACAACGCCATTGGGTACGGTGGTGCTCGAAACGGTCGTGAAGTTGCCATCTTCATTCGTGACTGCTTCCTGCAGTACTACCGTAGCCGCCGTCGGCATCGTCGGGAAGCTAACCTCGGTCGTGATCGTGCGTTGACCTCCGCTGCGAGGCTGCTGAATGCAGATCGCGATGGACGCGCCCGCAACCAGCGTCTCGGGGATCTCTGGCACCTCGACAATGGAAGTGCCCGCGTCCGCGGTCGCGGACTGGGTGCTGAACGTCCCCGAGAAGGTCAGACTCCCCTGCCCGGTCGTCGCCGTGAACGCGGAGCCGGTTAGCGCGGCCCGGCTGACATTGAACGCGCCCGACTGCGAGGCCGTCTGCTGAATCGAGACAAGCGCGCCCACGAGCGGGATCTCGCCCTCGACGATGGTCCCGGTCACGATGGCGGATGCGGTGCTCGACGTGATCGACGAGATGTTGATGCGCGTGTTCGCCTGGCGGTAATTCTTCGAGCCAAAGAGGTAGTTGGGGACGCCCTCGATCAGCAGCGGTGCGGGGGTGAATGGAGAGTTTACGTATGCGGGCATTATTTGTCCTCTCGGTTCGCGAACACCGGAGTGGCATTGCGCGGAAGGAAGCGGTTGGGGATGTCCTGGAAGGCTTTGCCAGCGCGATACATGCCCGCGCCGGCCGTCGTCTCAATGGGGAAGGTTGCGAGGTCGCGCATCTTACTCAGCGGCGTCCCGCGGCCGGAACTGCGGCTTAGGGAATCCTCCGCAGCACGCAGATCGCCGTACCGCTGCGAGAGCGGCTTTAGATCGGGAACCGCTTCCTCAAGATTGGAGCGCAGTCCCCCACGCATATCGCGGCGCACCTCGTTCACGCCTTCCACCTCGGGATCAGGATTGAAGCGCGTATTCCTGTCGAGATTCTTGACGGACGCCCAAAGATCCGGAGCAGAAACATTCGGAGGCGCCGAAGGTCCATATACCGGCCCCGATGCCCCCGGCGCGGGCTGTTCCGTGGATGCCCACAAGTCGTTGAGTGGCTGCGTGTTCTTGCCGCCGCCGAACCCACTCATGATTTCGCCCGCGTCCATGATCGGCTGCTCGACAGAGTTCGCGATCGCAGCCTTGGGGATCGTCCGCGTAGTTCCGTGCACCGCATCGCTCACGCGCTGGCCGGCGGCCGGAGTCGCAGTCTCCAGGTTGCGTTCGGCAGAGAACTTCGAGAGCGCGGGCACGACGCCTTCCTCGATGGCGCCGCGGGCCGGGTTCTGGCCATACTTCATAATCTTGGGTGTGGCTTCGAGCGCATGGTTGACGACGCCGAGACCACCGCGCTCGAGCGCTGGGCCGGCGGCGCGCAACCCTTCCACGCCTACTTCCGGCACGAGTGCCCCGCCAACAAGTCCGGTCATCGTCCCGGCCATGCCTGCATCATTACCAGCGTCGTGCTGCATCTGCGCCTTCGCAAGCGCGGGTCCAACGACGGGAACCGCGCGCCCGAAGTCGCGGCGCGTCTCTTCCGAAAGTCCAGTCTTCTTATAGTCGTCGATGCCCTTCGCGACATTGTCCCGCGTGTTCGCCCAAATCCCTTTTGCGCCCTGCACGACAGGGTTGGAGTCATATTCCTCTGCCGACTGACCCATCGGAAGAATCGCCTTCGAGATGTTGTTGGCGGTGTCGATAGGGTGCATGAATGCGCGGCCGATGGTGGACAGTCCCGACGAATCCGCAGCCGAGGAGAGAAAGCCTTCGCCGCCCGTAGATGATGGATCACCCCCTCCTTGCTGCCAAATCTTCCAACTCGCATCATTGCCCGCAGGCGCAGCACTGCCGCCCGCTGGCGCCGCGTGCATCTTTGCCGCCTCTACTTCCCACGGATCGGCCTGTGGCTGCTGTGCCATTATTTGCCCACCGTCCATCCATCCTGCGCCGCGAGCGCCTTCGCCTGCGCCGCATTGCCGCCCGTCTGCCCGAGGTAATAGCGCATCGTGGCCGAGCCGGGAACGCGATCCGGGCCGTCATCGGGTGCGCCCATGTATTGCGCCGTCGCCCGCGACTTCTTCGCATCCTCCGCATACCGCGACTGGCCGAGCCCGACCATCTGCCGCATCTGCTGCGGAGAGAGCGTCACGCCGGATAGATATCCGTCACTGTCGAACTTCGACTGCATGCCCTGTAGCCAAGGCTGCGACTGCTTCGCCTCGTTGATGATGTCCTTAGTCATGCGCGCGCCCTTTTGCAGGCCCATCGTCATGCCGAGGTGGTTCGCCAGCAGGTTCAACATCGCCTGCTGGTCGTGATCCTTGATCGCCTTCTCGTAGCTCTCCGTCATCACGTTCATGCGTTCGGCAGAGTCGAGGGTCGGCTGATATGCCTTCAGAATGTCGTTCTTCTCGGCGCGGTCCTGCGCACGGCCAGAGTTCACATTCACAACGTTCGGTTTCTCGTAGTGCACGCCCTCGTCTGCGACCTTGTTCCCCTGCGCATCAAGCCCGTAGACGTGCGGCTTGCCATCGGGTCCAACTGTGGTCTGGTAGTCCATCTTCGCCGGCGCAGGCTGCTTCTGGAGCGAGGTGATCGCATCCGAGATGTGCTGCACGATTGGATCTTGCGCAGGGTCGCGATTCTCCTTGATTGCCTGATTGACCGCGTGCGCATAGGCGGTCGCAAGGCTTGGCTCGGGCGCAGGCGCATCCTCCAGCTCTGCAGCCTTGTCATTCGCCTCCCGCGTCAGTGCCGACGACTGGTTATGCGTGTCCGCTGCCCTCTGTGGAGCCTCAGCCGTCTCCTGATCACGCGCGCTGTCGACCGAGTTCTGCGCAACTTCGGAGTTCAGCCGATGCGCGAGCTGGTTCTCATTAGCTTTCTCGTTCAATTCCGTGCCGGGGATGTTCATCATCGTGGCTGGCGCGAAGATGTCGCCCGCAATGTTGCCCGCAACCGAGAGAACGTGCGCGATCTTGCCCATCGTGCCCGGATGGTTGTCCGCGGTACCCCACGGGTTCGCCTGATTCCAGCGCACCTTCTGGAGTTGCTGCTGGTCGTTGCTAATCTGCTGCTCGCCCACGGTCGGCGTGCGCGTGACCTGAGGGGCGGGCGTGGGCGCGAACACAGGCGCAGGGCCGGGCATATTGACCGGAACGGGCGCGGGCGCGGCGCCAGCATCCTGCGGTGACATCATGGGAACCCACGGATTAGGCGCGATAGGGAATGGAGTTGTCATTGGGCGAGCTTGTATCCCTGCATCGCGGTTCCCGCTGCGCCATTGAGGCTATTGAGGACGCCCATGCTCTGCTGGAGCCATCCGGAATTGTTCGCGTTTGTAGCCGCATTCAGGTCCGGCGCTTCCTGCCCGGTCGCGTCCAGCATCCCCGAGGTATCGGTGCCGTACATGCTCTGCAAGCCCTTCTCCGCGTCCTGCTTCTGCGTCTGCTTCAGGTTTGCGTCTGCCGCCCCGATGCCTTCTGCGGTCGAGGCCGCTGCCTGCGTCCGCGAGCGTGCGGCGCTATCGAGCGCGGTCTGGAATCCGCCGCCGTTGCGCGTCCGCGCTGCCATCTGGTTCGCCTGGCCGACAATACCCGCGTCTGCGCCCCCCGCGCCTGCAGCAGCATCACCCAGCATGGCTGAGGTGTCCTGCTGGGAGTATCCCTGTGGATTGGTCAGTTCGCTGGTGAGGAATGGGGTGAGCGTCGAGCCGATGCCTGATGCATCTGCGCCAAGCTGTGCGCCCGTATCAGCTGCTGTGGTTGCTGCTCCTTGGGCCTGGCCCACTGCTGATCGCACACGTCCTCCGAGACCATAGATTCCAGTCGGGACGGTCAGGGAGCCATCCTAGCTGGAGCAACCTCCGGTCGAAGCCAATCGGGGGAACGGATGCATGCGTTTCATCCAAACCCTGCCAATATGCTTCAGCCAAGAGGCGATCCTGAAGCTCCTGGATCGCGTTCCACTTCTCATGCGGCCTTCTGCTCGGATCAACCAGCAGAAATGTCTCGTAACACACTTTGTGCAACCCTGCTGCGACGATATTACTCCCGTTTTCCGTAGCCACCAACATATTTATGAAGAGAGGGCTGGAAAGATCCGGGAAATCATATTCAGCGCTGCTTTGGGCATGAATTCTCCGCAATTCGGCGAGGTCGGAAAGCGCGAACGGGCGTATCATGGGTCTAGTTTAAACCTGATGAGGAGTAAGCCGTGAGCGATTTCGATCCCGAAAAGGTGGAGCGGTTGCAGGTAGCAGATGAATACAATATGTGCCCAGCGACCGATCCGGCATTTCCAGTGTTCGTATCTGAATCCGACTACGACAAACTTCTGGAACTGTACCGCGAGGCCGTGATGGTAGCGGACCGGGCACTCTTCCAAGCCAGCGGAGAACCGTTTGTGATCAAGTGGCCCTCTCTGCCAGATTTCTCTTCGGCGACACCGCGGGCCGCATCTGCACCGTCCCCAGTCCTACCCCCGACTGCTGCCCAGAGTTAGACCCCGTCCCGCTACCAGTGCTCGGCAGCAGCGCCATCTGCGTGGTGCCACCCATCGTGATCGGCGCCGGGCTCGACCCGCCGTAATACGTCATCGGCGAAGGGTCGCTGCCTGGGTACTGCGCGACCGTTCCCACGTAATAGGAGTGATTCGCTCCGGTCGCATCCTTTGTCGGAAGTGGGAAGGGAGCCGGTGACCGGCTGGCTCCGTGGTCGTGCACGATCGGCTGCGAGAATTGCGGATTGGTCGAGATATGGGTGAGGTACTGCACGCCCTTCTGGATCGGCGCCGAGTGATTCACCGTCACCTGCATGTACTCGCCCGCTGTCGTCACATTGACTGACTCGGGCGGCGCCGGCGCGGCGATCTTCCCGACCGGGGCGACGGCTGCATTCTGGCCGAGCGCGTTGATCGCTGGCAATATTGAATTGCGTAGGAATAGTCCCAATTTCGGGAATGAGTTCTCGATATCGGTAAGCAGCTGGCCGCCCTGGAGGTCTGCCATTGCTATTTCACCCCGCGAATCGTATTCCATACATCCTTCGCGCCCGCCAGGATCGCGCGTGACAGGCTGATTGCGCCAGTGCAGGTGAATTCCATGAATGTCCGCTGCGCTACGAAATTGCAGGTAAACTCGCGGTCCTCCAGTGCAGGATTCTGCGCGCTAAATCCGCCCGGCACCGTCCATGGGTAATATCCGTTCGTCGAATCATCCGGACCCAGCAGCTGATTCGGCAGCAGTCGCACGTTCGCGGTTGCACTGTTGCTCATGGTCAGCGTCCCGTACTTCCAGCGCTTGCGGAACATGCCCAGCAGCGGATACTTTGCCGCGTGGGTCGCGCTCCCGAATCCGGCCGTCGTGTACAGGAAGCTGATCGGGGTGCCGTCGTCGGTTTCGTTCGTCGGATCGAGCGCATACACCTTCGAGGACGCGATGCCGTTGCAGATGTACATTTGCTGCTGCGGGGGCGCATAGCTGGTCGTGACCACTTCCGCATGGCCGCCTGCTTGCGTCACTGTCGTTATCTCCGCGCCTCCCTGCTGCACGAACGCGGCATATGGGCTGGGAATCTGCCAGATCGACCACTTCCGCCGCATGTCGATCGCGTTCAGGGTGCCGAACATAGTCGTGTGCATCCCCGGCGATGACATAATTTCGGCGCCCGAGTCGATGCCCTGATAATTCAGCATCAGCATCACGTTTGGGCTCGTCGGGGCCGCGTTCGCCGGCGCATTCGGAAGCCAGAAATTCGGTGTCGGCAGCGGAATTCCAACCAGCAGCCGCCGCGCCACCACATCATTCTTGATCCAGATCGAATTCCCAGCACTCCAGTTGATCGCGTCCCATATCTGGTAAATCTCCTGCATGATCTTGCCAGGCTGGCCACCGGCGAAGAGGTAGATTCCGTTCCGGCACCCGCTCACTATCCACTGCTCGCCCACGTCCGAGGAGTTGATTCCGATCGAACCGGATTTCTGCGACACCTCATTGATTGTCCAGTTCGCAGGCTCGAGATTCGCGCTCGCCTGCGTCGAGTACATGCTCGATCCCTTCAGGAAGTAGAGCGTGTCGTACATTTCCTGCGCGAAATTGACCGGTTGCGGGTTGCCATTGAGGATGAGTTGGTTATCGCCATCGACCGACTCGGGATTGGCCACATAGGAGGCGTAAACGGTCGTGGCCAGAACCGGGATAGCCGTGTTGAAGACCTCGATGCGATCAATCTCCAGGTCCGCCCCCGGTGCCATATTTTGTCCATAGACCCAGATGACGAGTGCGGGCGGGACCGTGGCAAAGGGTACCGTCAAGAAGGTTCCCGTGTAGGTAGCGTATGAGGTTGACATGGCGGAAAACTGGACGCCGAAGCTGCCATAGGCGATCCCATTCGCCACGAGTTGGATCTCCAGAAAACCTCCCGTGATTCCAGACGGGCAGCGCGCTGTAACTCTGACGGAATACGCTGTGTTCGCGTTGATGATCGGGACTTGGTAATAGTCTTGGTAGGCGCCCTGCTGGATCAGCCCGCAGCCAGAGGTGATCATGGACGCCGAAGTATTCTGAATATAGTATGAGTTACCAAAAATTGGAGACACAACCAATTTTCCATATTGGTCGGGTATCGTCCACCCCAGCGGAACTGCCTTTGCTCCGGGATTGTAGCCGCCATCGAAACTGAGATTCAGGAAGTTCTGGATCTTGTTCTGGCAGAGTCCATAGAAATTCCTGCTCGCGTAATTCACGATCCAGCCCGGATTTCCAATCTCGATCAGGTTGAAGAGATTATTTCCCTGCACATCGCAGGCCTGCGCCGCGAGTAGCACCGAATCCGTAAAGAAGAAACTTCCGGATGTCGTCACGTTGTCCATGATCACGGTCGCGGTCGCGGTATAGGCCACGTTTTCGACGATGTACTGCACGGGAACCGGGATATTGAAGAAGAATCCGCCCGGAACGCCCAGCGCGCCGCTCTCCGTGAACAGGAAGTAGCGCCCGACCACGTTCGGCGGACCGATCGCAGCCTGCGAATAATTGATCGCGGTCGTGTTGTTCGGCACCGTGAAGGTCACTGGGATGCTCGGCGGCGTCCAGTAGCCATTCCGCGTAATGAACCCCATGCAGCCCTGTTTCGTGCCTGCGGAGACGTACTGGCCAACATTGCTGACGGTGATGACGCCGCCGGTACCAGTTCCATAGATCGGACTGTTTGAGGTTCCAAGCGTCAGCATACCCGGCTCGAAGTCGAACTCGGTACCCGCTGTCGTCGCCTGGCCTGATTCGGACTGTGCCCCGTAATTAGTCGCGGCGCTGAAATTGTTGATTGTGAAGGTTCCGAGATTTGTCCCGGTCACCGCCGCGATCGTATTGTTGACGACGTTCAGTTGCCCGTTTGCGTTCAGGGTTCCCGTAATGGTAACGAGCTGTCCGGCGGTGGGGTTCGCGCCCGATACCACCGCATACGAATAGGTCGCGATGCCACTCGTGAGCGAGGTTTGCGTGATCGCCATCGCGCCCGAGTTCAATGTCTGCGTGATCGGCCACGTCGCATCCCAGGCGGTGACCGAGTTCCCGCTCACCACCGCGCTCGTCCCCACCGTGAGCTGCGGCACCGGCACGGAGGTCGTCATGGTCGCAAGGGTGCGTTGATAGTGCGCGGTGTAGCTCGGCTGCCCACTGCCTGAGTAAAGCGTATACACGGAAGTGGATACCTGATATGTAAAATAGTAGAACTGGCGAGGCTGGCCCGGGGGCGTGCCCTCGCCAACGCTGGTCACGATCACCGTATACGGCCCCTGCGTCGCCGGCCCTCCAGTGAAGCTGGTATACAGATAGACCGCGTTCCCGGAGTTGAAGGCGTTTACAAGGTCTGCATCCGCCGGCCCCTGCGTCGAGTCCGCATAGTAGACCGTGACCACGTTCCCAGCCTGATTCGATCCCGGCCCGGTCGATTGCAGGAAGTAAGCAAATTGCCATGCCTTCGCCGTGGGCTGCGTGATTGTCGAGATGGCGTAGGTGGTCGACTGCGCGGAGCTCGCAGAAAATACAGGAGGCGCGCCCGGACCAACCTGCGATATGCGATCAATCCATTTCGGCGTGTACTGGCGCGGGATGTCGCATCCGGCCGTAAGGTCGTTGAATGCTAGGTACTCGACATCGGGGCCATTGACGCCATTCGCATAGGAACCAGGAGTGATCCCCTCATATGCCAGCGTCAGGGTGCCAGGGTTGTTCGTGGCGTCCTCGACCCACAGATCGCCATTCGCATCAAGCGAGAGATTCTTCCATGCTCCGTCCTGCGCCTCGAAGCTTGTGACGAAGTTGAAGTTCGCATTTGCGGTCGTGACTCCGAGCTGCACCGTCATATAGCCAAGGAACAGTTCCGCAAGTGGAAACGCGCTGGACGCGGTGATCTGCACGCCAAATTCGGTTCCATTCGCAGCCGCAGCCGTAAGCGCGGCGCCCCACGAATTACCGAGACCTCCCAGCGTGAAGGTTCCGGCCGAGCTCGGCACGCTCACCGTCTGCGCGACCCCGGCTGCGACACCCGCGATCAGGAGTTGCGCCGAGAGCGTAACTACGGAAGTCGCATATCCATTCAGCGACAGAATGACGCCAGTTGGGGTAATTGTGGATGGAAGGTTGAACCCGAACCCAGTTATGTTGAGTGGATCAGCGCCAGGGACATATTGCCGCGGGGGGAGCCCGTGGACTGGAGTGGTTACGACTGCCGTTCCGGGGTAGCACGACGCATAGCCAGATCCTCCGATCAGCACCGCGCCCATGTCGTTCCATGGAGCGGGGCCTGTCACGTCTGCTACAGACGTAGCCCCATTTGGCCCGACCGACTCGCCAGAATAGGTGTAGACGCTCGTGGTTCCGGGGCGCAGATGCGTCTCTCCCACAAGATAGTCGTTGTCGTAGCAGCGCGGGCTCGCCCCCTCAGGAAGGGAGTCGGGACTCGCCAGCGTGACGAGTCCCAAGAATGCTTCAAGCGGAACGGGAGCGAGTGCCGGAGTGATGTTGTGCACTAGTAGCTCCGGACGAACTCCGCGGAAAATTCGATGTTGTCGGCGGTGATCGCGGCCCCATTCGCGATCTCAAGACCGGTGTTGCCGATCAGGATGCGCAGCGCATTGTTGGTCTTGTCCCAGACGTAGGTGTAGGGAGGAATCGTAGTCTCGCCCTTGCCGATCGAGTAGAAATATGCCTCGCACGGCTGGGTAGTCTGCGGGCTCCATTGGGCGCCCTGGAAGTGGTTTCCCGTACCGCCATCGACCAAACCGGTCCAGACGGTAGGGACGCCGCCGGTGATGTAGGTGCCGCCGGCCAGAAGGGCACAGGAACCCTGCAAGATCTGGCGGCGCATGGTGTTGTCGACGCCATAAGGGTGTGCGTACACGGTGAGAGTTGCGGTGGCATTGGCCATGAGTCTTCTCCTCGAAAACTAGTTGCGGGTTGGGGCGCTCCTCGCGCTGTTGGACATCAGAGTTGCCACAGCCAGCAGAAATCTGCCGTGGCTGCGTCGCCGTACTGTGCGCGCTGGTTCTCGATCCACTGCTGCTGGCGCACAATGTTGAGCCTGAGTTTGCCCATGTACTTGTCGCCCTCTGCCGCCGCGGTCGCATACTGGTCCGGAGCGAACCGCCGCGCATAGAGCACGAGCATTTTCGCCACGACTGCGTTTTTGCAGCCGAGGATGGGCACATAGGAGGTTGAGAAATTGAGGGTCTCCGGGTTCAGGAATTCGGGCAGCGTGATCTGACACCGCAGGCGCAGGTCGCGGCTCGTGAGCGCGCCCGGCATCCACAGCGAATTCTGCCGCATCTCCCACGATCCCATGCGGTCGCCCTGCTGCACGGGTGCGAGTCCCATCGGAGCTGTGTCGAGTGCGTGCATGCTGCCCTGCGTCCCGCTCAGCCGCTCCCAGACGCGGAACAGGCGCTGCATCCCGAGCGGGAGTTTCCACTGCGAGTGCCACTGGTATCCGTCGAAGAATCCGGCATAGGAGAGCGCTACCTGGATCAGCGGATTGGGCGCAGAGAGCGCCGGCAGCCCAAGTAAGAGGTAATTGTCGAGGATGAGCGCAGAATCGCCCACGTTGGCCAAATCGCTGAACACGTCATCGATAGCCGCATTCATGAAGTTGAGTAGGAAAGGGGATACGTTGGTCGCGATCAGGCCCTCGCCGGGCGTATCGGTCGCGCCGCTCATATCGTCGTTGATCGAATTTCGGAACAGGTCCGCGATGCTCTGCAGGCTTGGATACCGCTGGTTCCCGCCGATCGCCGTCGTCATCGCTTTCCTCTCTACTTCCCCGGCTCTGCTCCAGTGCGCTTACGGAGACATGGCGCAAGCGCAGTGAAGCAGTTCGCCGGTGAAGGTTCTTGGCTTACGCCATCTCTTTCGGCGGGCGACCGGGGCCGCGCTTCGGCTCCTGCTCCCACCAGATATGCTCCTCGGGAACGTCCGCCTTCGCCTTGACGCCGGCAGCAACGGCGCGCTTCCAGTCGATGACGCAGGCACCAACGCCGGGAACGACATGGAATGCGATTCCCGCCTTCACCGTCTCACCGCAGTTCGGGCATGCCTGTTTAATCTCGACCTTGTTATGCCAGTCGGCCTTGATACCCAGCGATTCCATCGCCATGTTGATGTCGGGATGCTGGCGCAACCAGGAGCGGAACCCCTGCGGGTTGCTGGCCTGCTCCTCAAATGCCTCATCGACAAGCGCCTGATAGGATTCGTCGCGCGCCTGTTCCGCACGCAGCAGCTCGGCCTCGGTCGGCTCATCGTACAGCGAGTAGAAGACGCCGAGTTTGGCGAGGTCGACATTCGCTCCGGTGGAGAAGTAGGCTGCCTGGCCGGCGCTCAACCTGTAGTACAGGTCGGTGCTGGGATTGTTCGGGTTGATGATGTCGACCGCGACGCGAATCCCCGCCTCATCGCGCGGCTCAACCTCAACGCGCTTGCCGCCGCGCTCAGCATCCACAGCGATCTGCTGCGGCGGATCGGGAACGGCATAGCACTTCACATAGCGCTCGCCGCCCTTGCAGCCCTTCAGTGTGCCCTTGAAGTAGACGTGCTTCATGGGGAAGTCGCGCCGCGCCACCGAGAAGATGTTGATGTGTCGGTGAATGGGGTACATGCGCGGCATGTCGCTGGGAATGCCGCGGCCGTAGAGGTCAGGATTCTCCTTGCGCATGATCGGCGCGGCCAGGGGATCGGTGAAGTCGTGTACGCGGGTGACTGCGGAAGTTGCCATGTCAAGCTCCTAGTTGCATCATGCCAAGTTGGGTGCGCTGTGCGATCGCCATCGCCTGCGCCATCGTGCGCTCCATCAGTTCCATGCGCTTCTGCACCATTGGCGAGCCGCGGCGGATGCGGTGCGCGCTACGAGAGTCGGCAAGGATGCGATCAGCCTCCGCCTCCTCAGCTGCCTGCTCCTCCTCAAACACCGCGAGCTTCTGATCATCCGTGAGCCGGTTCCATCCCTGGATCAGTGGAATCATCACATCGAGGATGAAATGCGTTGGCTCCATCCGCGTCGTGTACCACTCGCTGCCGATTAGCTCGCGGTGGATCAACTTGCGGATGCAGCGATAGCGGCCGTGATATGGATACTGGCCCAACGTCACGAGGCCGGTGTGCTCATCGGTGTGGTCCTTATACCAGCGGTAGGCGGTGCCGTTGAACTCGGCAGGCTCCCACATCATGATCGCCCAGCACGCCTCGCCGCCGAGCGCAGGCACATCGCGGTAGCCCTCGAACCCATCCTTCATGAAGTAGCCGCCGTCGCGCATGCTCGCGGACTCACCCCATACGAGCTTGAAGCGTGGCTCTCCGTAGCGGTTCGTTCCGCCGACGCGGGTCAGGCGCTCCTGGAACCACTCGGGGCACTCCCTAAACATAGGGATGGCGCCCTTTCCCAGTAGGAAATTCACTGGATCTCTGCTGGATTCCACCGCTCGTCTTTACGCGCCCCTGAATGTCGTCATAGCGGATGAGATAGAACTTGGTCGCGCCGGGCAACTCATCCTCGACCCTGAATGTCTGGTAGTCGCGGCCAAACTCGTTGGTCTTCACGATGTCGCCCACCTTATAGGGCATCGGGACCATCAGGCCGCCGCGCGGGAACTGCGTGTCGCAGGAGAGCACCTTTCCAAACTGCGGCTTGCGGGACGCCTTGTGCGTGCGGACAATCTCTTGCCCATTCGCCATCACTACACCAGTTCCAGTTGCGTTCTCCACGGGAATCTCTTCGATCAGCAGTACGTCAAGGAATGTCTCGATCATGTCTCTCCTGAAACCGGGGGTGATGCGCTCACCCCCGAAGCGGTTAGAGGTTTACGACAGGGAGTCCCTGCAGATAGAAGCCGCCCTTGGGATTGTTGTTGACGAGCTGGAATCCACGCTCGTAACCGAACATCTGCGAGTCGTAGTACGTCGCGTTCGCACCGCCACCGATGGCCGGAACCGCAGCGATCGTGTTGCCGGGGGTCCACTCATGCAAGCGGGTCGGGAACAGTTCGCCGAAGTACCAGTCGTCCTCGACGATGTAGTCCATGCGGGTCGGCTCTGCGGTCGATGCCCAGACGACATCCTCACCGAGGAACGTCTTCTGCATCATCTTGCGCGCGGTGTCGGGAACGTTCTCCTTCTCGCCCTCATCCAGCCGCGTGTAGCCGGTGCTGTAGAAGTTGTTCGAGAGGGGAAGCCCCTGCGCCGCATTGCCGAGCCAGAACGCCTTCTGGTTCGCGTCGTAGTCATCGCCCAGGGCACGCATGCGAATCGCCTGGATGCGCTGTGCAGTGGAGTTGACGACGGCGCCGTTGCCGCCGAAGTTGATGGTGGGAGTCGAGAGGCGGCCGGGATAGTTCGCCTTGGCGATGCCACCGATGGTTCCGGTGTTGCCGTTGGCGAGCCAGTAGTCCTTGCCGAGGATGGACGACCCAGCCGCACCAGTGGCACCCTGCACGACGAGGATGTCGCCGGTCGTGGTGCCAGTCGGGAGCGCAGTCGTCGAGTAGACCGTCTGCGCCACCGGATCGACGTAGCTGATGGTGAAGCTGCCGCGATTGGTGCCGCCGACCGCCGAGAGCACCTGCACGGTCTGCTGGTCCGAGAACGAGCCCGCCGTGTTCAGGCCGACGATGCTGGAGTAGGTCGGGGAGCCGGAAGCGCCGCCGCCAGTCGCGTTGTTCACGGTCGCGGTGGTCGGGATCTGGTCGATGGTTCCCGATCCGTCGCGGTGGATGATGCCCTCGACTCCGTTGTCGAAGGCCTTGAGCGAGTTCTGCAGCTCCTCGCGCTTGATCTTGACGAGGCCGCGGTCCTTGCCATCGGTCGCCTGCATCGCGAGGTTCGAAATCTCGCAGACGTTCACGAGGCGCACTGGAGCGGCCACAAAGCCATCGAAGGTCGAGCCCGTGCCGCGGCCCCAGGTGAAGATCGCGCCGGAGGTGTCCGCAGTCGCCTGCTGGATCGCAGCGCCACCCTGCGCACGGAAGGGAACGCGCATCGGAGCGCGGCTGACGCCTCCGCCCTGCGTCGCGTTCGAGATGTCCATCTTGTGAGCGCCCTTTTCGAGGCGCGTCAGGAAGCGGTCAAAATGCTGTTGGTAGTCGGGGATCTCTTCGACCCATGCATCGAGCTCAATGGCCTCTGCGGCCAGCTCGTTCATTGGAACGCCCATCGGTAACCCTCAAAAGCAAGCTAGGCAGCGTTTCCGCTCCCGCGTTGATGTCTCAACGTCTTTCCGCTCACTCAAGGGCTAACGAGATTGAAACCGGGCTCGACCGGGCCTTGATGCTAATGCAACTTCAATCGCAATAATACCACTTTACATATCCGCGTCAACCGAAAACCATACTTCCTGCAAATCTTAGTAATCCTCAAGTACCAGCGAACCGGTAGTGGTCGCTCCGGTTACCGTTACCGCCGTGGTGCTGACCGATGTGGCAATCGACGCCGCCACATTATTGCTGGCGTAAACGCTGGGAGCGTTTACGAATGCCACTGGGTAGGTATAGCTGGCCGTGCCCAGGCATGCTGCAAGATGGATTGTCACCCGCTTATTGACGCTACCCTGAAAGGGCTCTACGAATACTGCCTGCCCGGAGGTGCTGCAAGATACAGTGGTCTGATTGCCGGTGATAGTAAGTGCTTTTGAAGCACTCAATGTGGCCATCCCTCCAAAACTTCCACCGTTGTTCAGGTAGGCTTTCTGAATAAATACTTCAGACCCCAGGGGGTGAGCAGGGCTGCCATATAGATACCAATCTTGATTGTTATCGAAGCAGGTCGCACTTGCTGCATAGCTAACCCCGGAAGACCATACGTGCTGGACTAAGCACCCATACCCAGAGGGGATCCCATTTGTCGAGCCGCTATTCGTTGAGGTAACCTGCGTCAACGTACTCGGAGTCGCTGTGGCATCCCCATTCAAGGTTCCTGGGTAGAGCGTTCCTGCTGCCGGTGTGACTCCGCCAATCACTGCACCGTCGATCGTGCCGCCAGTGATGGCCGCTGTTGCTCCACTGCCCGGCGCTGCAGCGATCGGATTCCACCATGTCGGGTTGGAGGATGGAGTCTCGACGGCATTGTTTGACTGCAGCGAAACATATGTCGTCCCGTTGTAGGTGACAATATTGCCCGCCGTGTACACCGTGTAGGAGTTCCACGCATCTCCTGGGCGTGGACCAGTCTGCGCTACAGCGAATATGGGGAGGAGCAGCAACAGCAATGCGGCGAAGCGAACTTTCATGGTTCTCCTTTATGGCTTGCGAACTTGAATCCACTTTCCGGTGCGGAGCCGATAAATCTTCTGCGTTAGATCGGACAGCGGCGTACCCTGATGGTCGATCTCATGCATGGGCGGCTTCACGGAGACAACCTGTACCTGCCGGCCGGACACAACTGCCGGCTTGGCAACACCGGGGCGCGCGGCGACAGCAGGCTTTGGCTTCCCCCCGCTCAGAAACGAATCCCACCGCTCGGCCTTGACCGCCTCGAATGCCTGCTTTCCCTTAGCCGCGAGATTGATCTTGATCCAGTTCTTCACGGCTGCAGGATCTGGATTCTTCTGGCCTCGATACAACTTCAGCTGCTTGTCGTAGTTCGGATCAGCCTTGCACGCTGCTGCAATCTTGGCCTTGAAGTCGGATATCGCCGCCTGCTTCTGCGTCTCTGAGAGTTTCAGGCGCTGCGCATAGGGCTTGAACAGCTCGTCAAACTTGTCGTTCTCCATCTTGACGGCATCGGGGCGGATGTTTGTCTTCCAGTGCTGCTCCTGCTTCTCCTGCTCGAACTGCGTCCTCTCCTGCTGGAACTTGTCGCGGTCAGTATCGGTCGCCGCCGGCGTCTTGAGCGTGCCCGCCTTGTCCGCCTGCGCGTTGAACCATGCACCCATACGCCCAAGTGTCTGCAGCGTGAACTGCATCTTCGTCTTTTCGTCGAAGCGCGGGTCGTTCTGCGCATTCAGCACGTCCACCAGCGAATTGAACTCCTTCACCAGGTCGGAGGACGCGAGCGCGCTCACGAAATGTGGCAGGATCGCAGCATTGTAGGCAGCTGGGTCGGACTTCATCACGCGATCGAGTATGGTTGGCGTCAGCTTGGCCAGGCCGGAGTTGAAGTCGTCCCCCAGAGCATCGAGCGCCTTCGGATCACCGGATGCGAGCAGGCTGTCGACCTCCTCCGTCTGCGTCAGGCGCTCCTGCAGCTCCGTGATCGCCTCGGCGCCGCGCACGTCGCCCACTGCGAGCGATTCCAGCAGCGCGTACTTCTCGCGCACGCCGTCGACTCCCTTCGGCTCCAGTTGCTGGAGCGCGAACAAGCGCGCGTGGTTGTCGCGGGACGCTTTAGCGAACTTTGCCTGATCGGGATTCGCCGCCTCCCATGCCTTCGTAGCTGCGCGGAATTCGCGGGAGAACTTGGTCGTGTAGGGGTCGTCCTTCGCCGATGCGGAGGTGGCTTCTTCACCATCGGCTACTTCTGGAGATTCGGGCGAGTCGCCTTCTTGGGTTTCGAGTTCTCCTAGTTCAGCGTCAATCTCTGGTGTATCCAGAACTGCATCCATTCCGTCCATGTCTCAGTCTCCCTTATTCCGCGCCATGCGCTTTTGCGAACTCTTCCGCTTCCTTCTTCGAGCGGAAAGCGAATCCGACGAGAAATAGGTCTTCGGAGCCTCCCCGCGAAGGTGTTCGGATCACGCAAATTCCTGGTGCAAACTCATACGGCTTTGTCATGTCTCTAGCTCAACTTTCCGCTTGGGTTAACCATGCTCGTCTTCTGCTTTACCGGAACCCCATTCGCATCCACGCCGTTCTTCTCGACGGTGACCTCATGCGGCACCAACTCCTGCGAATCTTCCCAGTCAGCGACCGGAGCCTGTACGCCCAGCGCGCCCCATGCCTGCGCCTGCACGCTCGGCGGCGCCTTGTCGATCGCGGCCGTGACTGAGAACTTGGCATCGATCGGCGGCACCGGCGTCAACTTCGCCTTCATCTGCTCATGCTCCTGCCAGTGCAGCTTCAGGTTCGCGTAGATCGCCTGCTGCTCAGGCGTTCCATTCTTAAACTTGCGGCCCTCGGTAGAGGTCATGAGCCCAAGCGTGATCGCGGAGTGGATAGCGTGGTTCTGGCTGCCATCCTGTGCCACGGGGACGCTCGACACCTGCGGCGGCATAGACTGCGCGGCCTGCTGCAATTGCTGGAGCGCCTGCTGGCCCTGCGGCGTCTGCGCTTCGGGATCGCCTTCCGCCGCCTGGATCTGCTGCAGGAGCGGAAGCAGTTGCGGATTCGGCATCGGACCCGACTGCATCAGCAGTTCAAACTCGCCTTCCTGCTCCTCAACCGCATCGAGGCCGGGAATGGTGAGCCCAGACAGCGATGGGAACTGGCCGAAGTGGGTAAGGTTGCGCGGATCGCTCGCAATCGCGTTGTAGAGCGCGACCGACTTGCCATTCTCGAGCAGCCCGGCCGCCTGCGCTTCCTGTTCCGCCATCGTCTGCGGCATCGCCAGCGTCTCTGGGTAGCAGAGTGCATCGCCCTGCAACTTCGCGAGCTCCACCTTGAGTCGACCCTCGCCAGGAATGTGTCCGCCAATATCCGTCACGCGGTTCTGTGCCGCGGAGATAACGGCCTGCTGTGCCGCGTTCGCGATCCCGTAGCAGATCTGGCTCCACGGCATCGAATAGACCTGCAGCGCCGTGTCGCGCTTGAGCTTCGCGGTCTGGAAGACACCCTGATCAGCGCCTCCCTCCTCGCCGCCGAACATGGCCGGCTGCGCTCCGTCCATCGCCTCGGGTGCGCCGTCGATGCACCACTGGACGAATTCGAAGATTCCCGTAGTGGGTTGTGGAACGTTCTCGACGCCAGTAATCTGTGGAATCGTCATTCCCGAAGGCAGGCCAGTAACTGGAGTCGCCTTCGCTGGGTCATTCGACTGCGAGTTCATTGCCTGTACGTCGATGTACGGCTCCATCGCATACCGGCGCGGAACGCAGGAGCGGAAGTAGCGGTCGAGAAGGCTGATATTCGCGTTCAAGACCTTCTGGATGGGGAGATAGTTGGTCCCGATCGCGCGTCGGTTCTGCCCCGGCCCCTGCTTCGCATGCAGGACTGTGAGCTTCTTGTTCATGCCCTCATTGCGGACGAATGCGAGCTCGCCAGCAGCATGGACTACCAGAAGCCCGCGGGGGAAGTTATCGAAGAAAACTTTCTGCGCATCCTCGTCCTTGATGGCGAAGTACTGACTCGGGCGATACCATGTGAAGGTTTCGGTGCTGTCCTGCTGCCAACTCTCTCCCGAAGAGGTTGATGTCTGCACGGCGAGTCGTACATTGATACGGGCCATGCGGTCCATCTGATCGGACCCACCGACATTACCTCCGGATATAATCTTGTCCTTGATCCAAGGGTATTTTGCTTTCAGCGTGTTGTTGTTGCGCTCCTTCGAGAGTCGCAGCCATGGCATCTGCGCCATCTTGTCCGCCATCATTGGAACCTTTGCTTCAAGCTTGCCAAAGGATTCCGTGATCTCACGCACAGCTGGAACGTCGGTATCGGCGGGAGCGGAATCAGTTGCCTCCGCAGCCTGTTCGCCGGGCGCGATCATTTCACTCTCGGGAGCGACACCAACTGCCTGCTCCTCACCGAAAACCTGCCGCGGCTCGTCCGGAGTCTCCGTGTCCCATGTCTGCTCATCGGCCACCGAGTGCGTATAGAGCACAACGCGATCATCGGTGTAGAATAGGTTCGCGACCTCGCCTACGACTTCCTTGATGTTCGAGTCGTTGAGCCAAATCTTGACGTACTTCTCTGCCTCGTCCGCCGCGGTCTGGTCCTCTGGCCGGTCATCGCGCTTGGGCACGAACATGACACCGGGGATCTGCTGCGCGAGCGCAGACGTTATCTTGTCCTGGCGCGCGCCGAGGACATTGACCGAGAACATCTTCCCGGAGTTCTGGCTTTGCATGATCTCGGAGCCGGATGCACGCGAACCATTCACCGCGCCCACCATGCCCCAACCCTGCTTCGAGCTGTTGATGAACTGGTAGTTGCGCACCATCAACTGCAGCTCCCAAGCCTGCAGCACCTCCCACAGGCGCGCGGCGGAATCTGCTCGGGTCGCAGTCTCGGTCAGGTCATCTACGGCAGACTTGTACGAGCCCAGTTGGTCGGGTCCGAAGATCGGCTCAGGCGACACGTCCCACGCGGCGTACTTGCCGGGGACGTAATCGTAGTCAGAGAAGTTGAGAGGAGTGAGTGCACCCGCGTCTTCGGGTGCTGGTGTATCGTCGGCGGTTGGGTCGATCTTGGGCGTCGTCGCCATCAGTCCTCAGTGCTTCATTGCCTTAAAGCCAGCGGCCGAGATCGCGCGCCGACGAATGAGTGGATCTTTCGAGTGCTCGGCTTCCTTCAGGCGCTCATTCGGGATCGGGCGATCGAGCGGGATGCCAAGGTCTTGATGCAATGCACCCTTCTTGACGGTGAACGATCCCTTCTTGCCGAGGTCAACGTGCTGAATCTTCGCCATGCTTCACCTCCATCACCACGAAGTCGCCTACTCGCGTTTCTTGCGGGATTGGTGAACTGAAGTAGATTGTGTTCGTGGTTCTATCGATGCGATCCACAGATGCTGCCCCGAGGAATCGCTTACTTTTGGGTCGATAGATGCCACACTGCATAGGCAACCCATCACACTCAAATGTCAGATCATCTCTGAACTCAAGACTCTTCATGCTTCCTCCGCAACAGCAACCACGTGATGCCGATCCCAATCAGCAAACCGAACAGGAATGCGGCGTTGCAGTCGTCGCCGATCATGCCCAGACCATCCATTCCTGCAGGCCATCCACGGATGCCGGACACACATACATCTGCGCCTGCCGAAACGTGTACTCTGGAAATCTGGCCCGCGTTCTCCGCCAATCTGCCACCGCAAGAAGCCAGTGGACATAAAGCCAAATCGGAAGGTCGGCGCTGTCATCGGGAAGGTCGACTACGCGCAGCCCCTTGCGGAGCAGATGCAGGAGATCTACTGCGCGATAGCAGAGCCACTCGATCACATGCCCTCTCCCGGCTCTTCGCCACCGCCCGCGCAATCCGCGGCAAACTTGTGCGCCTCGCCTGCGCTCCCATGCTGGCTCTCATGCGAGTGCCCGTCCGGATGCATGACGTGGACCGTGTGCGTGCCGGCTGCATGGTCGTGCGCAATGTCGATCTGCGCGGCGGGACCGTGCTCCTGGGCGAGTGCGGCGCCGTCAGAACCCTCAGTAGGCTCGGCTCCATACTCGGGCTCACCTTCGCCGCCCATTGCGGGCTTGGCTGCGGGCTTGCGTGCAGCGAGCTTGCGATCTTGGTCGCGCATCGCAGAGTGGTTGGTGAAGCGGGAACCGTCGCCGGCGGTGAATGCGCACATTACTGGGCCTCCTTGGGCTCGGGCGTGGGCTCTTCTGCGGAGGGCTGTTCGGGAATCGGAGACTTCGAAGCAGCCACCGCATCCGTGAACGCCTTGTCTGCGTTCTGGGCCACAGACGGGTTCGGCGCGAGATGGGGCGCTGGGTAATAATCGATAACTCCATCCCGGATCGCTGCTTCCACTGCGGAGATGCGCTCATTCAACTTCGCGAGTTCGGTTTCGTAGTAGGCCATTGCTATTACTCCTGAAATTCCTGCAGCCCTTTTGCTTGCAGCGATTCCCAGTCGGAAGACATGACCGGGGCGTAAATGGGACGCACGGGAGCCTTGGACTGCGCTTCGAGTGCTAGGGCGACGTTGGCGAGGGTGGATTCGAGAGTGTCCAGCCGCTTCATGATGGCAGCGATGCCTCCGCGAAGCTCGCCAATCTCATTCCTGGCGCAAACGACCTGATTCTCTGTCAGACGAATACGATCAGTTGCTCCAGCGATCCCAAACCACGCGCGCACTCTGTCCCGAATCCGCATATGCGCCGAGATTAACACATGGATATGGAAAGTGGTAGTTGAAAATGAGAACTCATTCGCATATTGGCACCGGGAAGCGGAATCGAACCGCTGCATTCAGTTTTGGAGACTGAGGTTCTGCCACTAAACTATCCCGGCAGCGAAAGTCTATCACTGCCAATAGTGCAGCGGCTTGTTCGCGTTCTTGCGTCGCTCCGTCTCCCGCAGGCGCATGAAGTGCTGCGCTACCGGATCCGTCTCCGCGGCAATCGCCTCAGCCAGCAACTCCTCCCGCGTCTTGGCATGCGGCACGACCGAGAACGTCATCGCCAGGCAGTCCGCGTTGTCGGGCGAGGAAAGCCCGCGCCGCTTCATGTCGTCCTTCTTCTCAAGCTGAATCTGCCCGTCCGCATTCGAGAACCCGTACTCAGGACCGGTCAACTCGTCGCCCAGCTCAGGATCGTCTGGGATATCCGCATCGCCCTTGAGCCAGTCGCGCATCATTCCCCAGACCTCGGCGCGGCGATTGAAGTACATGTCTCCGTCGACGGGTGAGCCGCCACCGTGGAACTCGTGAACAGTCTTGAATACCTCTGCGAGTGGGTCGCGGTTGCGCTTGCACACCTCGTGCATGTCGCGCAGATTGTCGATCACGCCGGCGCCGATGCCATCGCCATCCACGACTGTCTCCCGCGGCTTGAGCTCGCGCATGAACTGGGCCACATGTCGCGACAGTTGCACCGTGTCGAGCCCGCGGTACTTGGCCAGGATAGTGAACTTTAGCCCCTGCCGATATCCGATGATGCTCTGATCATCTCCGAACCGCGCCACGTCGACGCTGAGCACGCCGTGCTGCCGCTCATATTCCTCTGGCGGGCAGGTGTAGGCGCGGCACATGTCCACGATGTCGGACGGGATGAACTGCGTGGATCCAGCGCGCGGAAACTCACCCTTGACGCGCACCCGTACAAAGTCCGAGTCGTCGCCATAGTCTGCGACCCACTTCTCAAACAGCGCCTTGTTCGTGCCGGGAATCGTGCGCGAGTCAATCTGCTTGCCCTTCCAGCGGTGCTTAAGCTTGCCGAAGCACTCACGGAAGCGGCCAGTGTTCTGCGTCGGGTTGCCGAACGCCACCCAGATGATCTCCGTGTCCTCGTCGGTGAGCGCCCCCTCGGTCACCTCCCAGACTTTATCCGCGATCGAGCTCGACTCGTCGTAGATGACCACGATGCGGCGCCCATAGTTGTGCAGGCCGGCGAATGCTTCCGTGTTGTTCTCGCTCCAGGTGACCGCATCCGCACGCCACAGCCGCTCATGGCCCTTTTCGCGCGACACGATGCTCTCGGCCTTGATATCCCACCAATGCGCGTTGATCGCCATGCGGAACCACTTGCTTACCTCGGGCCACGTCTTGGTCGCGAGTTGCTTGCCAGTGCCGGCCGTCACCACAATGCGGCAGTCGTCGCAGGTACTCATCGCCCAGTTCATAATCATGGCGATCAAAGCGGACTTGCCGATGCCGTGGCCGGACGAGATGGAAAGCTGCAGCGGCGTAAAGCGTTCGGGGCCGTTCAGGTGATCGCGGATCGTCCGCAGCACGTCACACTGAAACTCGCGCGGGCCGTCGATCTTGGACAACTCTCCAGGCTCCGACCATGGGAACGCGTAGCGCGCAAACCCGAGTGGGTCGCGCACGAAGCCGGCAATGTCGTCGATGAGTTGTTCGGCGGCGGTCATTCAGAGTTGCGCGTGCGCGCCTTCGCGATCCGGTCAGCGAGGGAAACGTCGATACTGCCCGAGTGATCAAGGCCTAGGCGCTCCCCATACTTCTTCGGCGCCAACTGGCCAGCGCGCTTCATGAGCGTCTGCACGATCAGCTTCGAACGCTCCACGTTGTCCGCAACCTTGACCTGATCGCCCCACTCCTGCGTGGTCGTGATCGTGCCGACAAGCGGTTCATATGCCACATTCAAAGCGAGATCGGCAATCGTGTCGCCCTGCAGTTCGCGCGCGCGTGCGGATTGCTTCGCGAACTCTTCATTGTCGCGCAACCACTTGTAAATAGTTGATAATCCGGGAGTTTCCGGAATCTCTACACGAACATACGCGAGAATGTCTTCGAGCCCGAATCGAGTCGTCGCGAGCATCTCGCAGATGCGGTCAGCGACATCCTGATTGAACGGAATCGGCGGGCGCGCCATATACGGAAAATCATATCACGAAGATGAAAATGAATTCGCAGTAGCAAGATGGGAGGCGAGCCCTGAAGTGCGGAACCCTTCGATCACTCGGACAAGTCCGGCTCTCTGCGGTTGCGCCTTCAGGGTAGCATGCGCGTCAAGCCCTCACACCCCCTGCATCAGATCACTACCGCAAAATAATTTTCCCTTATTGCATTTCTATCTTGGCGTAAAAACTGTTTTAGCGCATGATGTTTATGTAAGCAAGTGGTCGCCAACCACATAGGAGAAACACAATGAACACTCTGACGATCAGCATGAACCACAACAAGTCCACCAACATCGAAGGCAAGACCATCTACTACGATGCGCTCAATGCGCAGGGACGCGGCAAGAAGGTGGCCGTCATTTCGGGTGAGTTTGAGGTCGTATCGCACCAGTTTGGGGACTCGGTAAAGCTCGCTGATGGCACGTATGCCCTTCGGGAAGTCCTTTCTTTTGCGAAGCGCGGCGAGCGCGGCCTCACGCTTACGGAGGCAATCTAATGCAGGAATCCTGGAAGGGTTTTGACGCCAAGCAGGTACTCAATCAGTCCGCTGCCGACACGGAAGGCCGCAAGTGGATCACTATTGACGGTGTCGAGTACACCGTCAATGCTCACGACCGCGTAGAGCTCAACAATGGCAATTGGGCCAGAACTGTGGTCATCGAGAGCGCGGACAACCGCGTAGTGCTCGTCTATTAGCCTCCGCCGCGCCGATCCTACGGTAAGCGGTGCGTCCGAGGGTGGTACCTCGGGGCCGGTACGTAACCCGGCAGAAGGCCCCCATGCTCGACCTCTCCCAAGTCCCCGATGCCGATATCTTCCGCGAAGCAAGCAAGCGCATGGCCGCTCGGCCTGGTCATGGACAGGGGCGCCCGAAGAAGCTATCCCCGTGCCCTAAGTGCGGAGCGGAGATGGGCTATATGGAGCTCCGCAAGCATTTGCCCAAGTGCGATGGACGTGCATCTAGCTAGACCCCCTGCATCAGCTCCGCAATCGTCAGCGCGAAGCCCGCGGCCAGCTTTTCGATGCTGCCCAGGCAGGCCTCACGGTGACCGTTTTCGAGGTTGCTGATGTGCTGTCGGCTCAGCCCAGTTCGCTCGCTGATCTGCTCTTGGGTAAGACCGCGCTCTTCCCGCAAACTATTGATCCTTCTGCCAAATCTCTGCTGGACCGTTTTTTGCACGATCCAGCATGACCCATAAATTGTAACGTCCGCTATCACGTATACGTGACACGTACGCCCAGTTGATGACTTTCCCTGCCTCCCTTCGCTTATTCGTCGCTGGATCGCGGCAGATCGATGAGATCGCCTTTTGCGATAAGGTTTCCGTTTTTGAGATTGAGATCGATCGAGAAGGTGATGTTGTTGCCACCCCGCTTCTTCCCGATCATGTTGCCGCCGGCTATGAGCGCATCATGGATCTCCTGCCGAGACATTGGCCTTCCCGCCTCTTGGATCAAAATCCGTATGGCGTTGATGGGCATCATCTCGTAGAAGCGCAGCGACGAATCGCCGCTCCGCAGGTTGACTGCCTGGTTCAAGATCTTCAGGGCATCTTTCTTTGCCTGAATCTCCATCTCCATGATTTCGATCTCGCGCACTAGCTGCTCTCTGGCATCCATAATTGTCTCAGTCTTTGTACAGGTGGGAGACTACCTCTTGCTCCTCGCCATATGTCCGAAGAAGGACACGAGGCGACACCGCAGGAAGTCCTAGGCCAAGTATACCGATGAAGCGCTCGTTGAGGTTGGCGACGACAAGCTTACGAATCGTCGCATGCTTCTCGCAAACCATATCAAGACAGATAGATCCATCGGCTGTGGGGTGCTGCAAAATCTCTAGCAGCACGGCACGGCGGCTTGATCGAGATTCGAGATAGATCATAGCCAGATCGCGGATTGGGATCTGCGGAGAGAAGACCCCTTCCGGATAGGCACATACCCCTTCACCCGCAGCGTCGTACTCTTTCTCCGTGCCAGGGGTGAACCGCCGCCCGTGTTTACGTAGTGCCAGATTTAGGCCAAAAGCGGCACATCCAACGATGCAAATAGCGAGCCCAACCTCAAGATATGCGTGCATTGCCTTCCCTCGAACCGTGAAGTCCTAACTCAGGAGCGTCCGGCGCGGTCGGGCGTGATTCCCGATCCGCGATAGCCGCGATGAACCAAACAAGTAAAGCGCCAAGAGAAACAAAGTCGCACAGGTGGCAAATTGCCTTGTGAGCGATGAAATAGTCGAGCGCCCCAGCATTAGCAGCCGAGGTCGCACCGAAGCCGATGATTTTGAGTAGTAAGGACTTAGGGAGAGGTGCAGATAAATAAATTGTATAAGGAAGCGCCATCCCGATCATGGCGCAAATCGCGACCGAGAAGGCCTGATCCCATGCTAGGAGGAGTCGCCAATCTGGAGACTTGAGTAGCACAAGCGCGGGCTCGGCGGCGCGGATGCCAAAGGCGAATGAGATGCCACCGATGACTTGGATTGAGGCGAACGAACGGCGGGAGGGTAGCCCGCGGAGGCGGACTGTATTCAGGAGCGCCAGGGCTCCGAACAGGGCGATTCCCTCATAAAGGAAGACCGACGTGCGGTAGGCCGCGGAGTAGACCCGCAGGGAGCAAAATAGCGCGACACTTAGGCCCACAGAGCCTACCAGTACTCCGGCGGCCAGGTAAGCCCTCATGAATCCCTTGCTCGCCACTGAGACGCCAATCTGAATCGCAAGCGTGGCCAGCATTAGATGAAGGGTAAGCGGGTCTATGCGAGTGTGCATTAGACCCGCCCCAAGACTACTTCAGGCTGGGGGTACAGGGCGGACACGGGAAAGGTAGAGAAGTGGTTCCCTGTGGTTCTGGATGCGTCGCGGGGATGGTGGGGGTGGTGGCGATCGCGGTCAAGGCGAAGCCAAGTAGGGCGGCGGCAGAAAAGCGAAGGATGGTTTTCAT